TGGTTCTGGCATGATCAACTGACGAACGCTACTCAGTTGAAAGTGGTGCGAGTTGATACGAGTGAAGAGGTGCGACTGACCGACGGCAGCTTTCTCCTGCGCATTTCACGAGATGGGGAGACATCTGTAGAGCGCTGCTTGATTCGCCACATCTCTAGTGGCCGAGAAGCCTACATCCAAAGTGGCCCGAACTTGCGCGCTTTCGTCAAAGCCTGCCTGTTGAACAATGATGAATCTGCGCCTGATGCACCAGGAGAGTGACTGAGGTCAATCAAAACCATATTCATTACTATCTGGGAGCCAATCGAGCGTGCTAATCTTGAGAACGGAGGAATCCTAATGCCAGCCAACCTGACCTTTCCTGGGGTTTATATCGAGGAGATCCCTAGTGGTGTGCGCACCATCACCGGGGTCGCGACCTCGATCACTGCATTTATCGGTCGTGCAAAGCGTGGGCCAACAGACCAGGAGGATATCAAAACCGACAGGGCAGTCACAATCAACAGCTTTGCTGACTTTGACCGCATCTATGGTGGTTTGTGGGAAAAGAGCACGCTTGGCTTCGCCGTGCGGGACTTCTTCTTGAATGGTGGTAGCCAGGCGATCATTGTGCGGCTTTATAGTAAAGATACGGCTGCTAATGCTAAAAATCCCAAGACAAAGCTCACTATGGGTGATATCGTGTTGGAGGCAGCCTACGAAGGAACATGGGGACGAGATCTGCGGGCTACCGTCCGACCTAGTACCTCAGATGAGGTCGCTAGAAGCCTGGGGTTGACTGGCAAAGGGGACATCTTCGATCTCACGGTGAGTGATATCAGTCCTGGTGGTCGTGTAGAGAGGTTCCAGAGCCTGTCCGTGAAGAGCAGTCCTCGACGAATTGATAATATATTGAAAGCAGAGTCAAGTCTGGTACGTTGGGCTGGTCTTAATTTAGATACTGCTACACCACCTCCTCCTGCCATACCCACTACTGATCCTACCTTTGATACCGTAACCACTGCTGAGAACACAGCGGCGCCACTACTTCCAGATGCTAAAAAGAAACTCGCCAATGCACAGAGCACGTTAAACACTGCACAGAAGACGCTTGATGACCTTAAAAGAAAGGATCCGAACGATCCAGGCATTCCAGCGGCACAGAAAGCAGTGGATGATGCGAAGACCAACAGGGACAACGCAAAGAACGCACTAGACCAAATTAATGCGCCGGTGCAAACAGCAAAAGATGCTCTGGGCGGTAATGATGGCTTAGAGCTGAAAATAGGCGATTTCATAGGGCAAGGTAAAGAGACCAATAAACAAGGTCTCTTTACCTTATCAATAGTCGATCTCTTCAACATCCTCTGTATTCCACCCCCCTTGGACACTAATAATGCGGACCAGACATTGTTTGACGAAGCGGCTAAATTCTGTGAGGATCATCGCGCCATGCTGCTCGTAGATCCACCGAGTCCCTGGATAAACAAAGACATCGCCAAGAATAATTTCGATAGGATACTAACCCGCAGTAAGAACGCTGCACTGTTCTTCCCGCGTCTCAAGCAACCTGACCCTCTCAAAGACAATCAGCTAGAAGAGTTTGTTCCTTGCGGTGCTGTAGCCGGAATTTTTGCCCGTACTGATACGCAGCGTGGAGTGTGGAAAGCACCTGCAGGTTTGGACGCGAGCCTGGTAGGAGTGCAACAACTGAGAGTGAAGCTGACTGACGCCGAAAATGGCGAGTTGAATCAACTGGGTATCAACTGTCTGCGTACTTTTCCTGCTACTGGGCATGTTGTTTGGGGTGCGCGTACACTACAGGGAGCTGATCGCCTTGCCTCGGAGTGGAAGTACATCCCCGTGCGTAGGACGGCCCTCTACATCGAAGAAAGTCTTTTCCGAGGCACGCAATGGGTTGTCTTTGAACCAAACGATGAGCCGCTGTGGGCGCAGATACGTCTGAATGTGGGGGCGTTCATGCAGAACCTGTTCCGCCAGGGCGCGTTCCAGGGCAAGACACCACGAGATGCTTACTTTGTCAAGTGCGATAAGGAGACTACCACCCAGAATGACATCAATCTGGGTATTGTCAATATCGTCGTCGGCTTTGCGCCACTCAAGCCAGCGGAGTTTGTGGTGATTCAACTGCAGCAGATAGCTGGTCAAATCCAGGTGTAGAAAAAGTAATACTGCAACACCATTGAGATGGTGAACTTGAGAACGGAGGATTGCTCATGCCAGCCAACCTGACCTTTCCGGGCGTTTATATCCAGGAGATTCCTAGTGGTGTGCATACCATTACCGGGGTTGCTACCTCGATCACCGCATTTATCGGCGCAGCTCAGCGTGGAGCGGATAACAAGGCAGTGACCATCACTAGCTTTGGCGACTTTGAGCGCATCTTTGGTGGTGTGTGGGAATTCAGCAAATTGGGCAATGCTGTGCGGGACTTCTTCCTCAATGGCGGCAGCCAGGCCATCATTGTACGTCTCATCCAAACGGCAGGTACAACTGCTGCGGCAGCCGAGATTGATCTGCTTACAGGGGCAGCAGCACCCAATGATAAACTTACCCTTGTCGCTGCCAGCAAAGGTAAGTGGGGTGACAATCTGAGGGCAGTGGTAGATTATGATACCAAGGATACAAGTGACACGAAGCTCTTCAATCTCACCATTTTTGAGGCAGACCCTACAACGAAGGCAACAGATCCTATAGCAAAGCAAGCTGTCAACCTCGAAAATTTTCTCAACGTCTCCATTGATAATACGAGCCCTCGCTATATCCCGCGTGTGCTACAGGACAATTCACAACTCGTAAGTGTGAAACTAAAAACCCCTATTACTGATCCAAACAATCCATGGGACGTACCCAACGTGCGACCGAGCGAGACACCGAAAGTTAACGGCCAACCTAGTCCTGTTGTTGTTGTTACGCGGACAGGTGCTGATGGTGGGCCATTGACTGCAGATCTGTTTACGACAGCTCCACCCAAACAGGGCATTAATGCACTGGATGATGCTGATCTTTTCAACATACTTTGCATTCCACCATATGATGATGGCGATGTATCGACAGACGTGCTTGCCGTGGCTGTGCAATACTGCCTGGATCGACGTGCGATGCTGCTTGTGGACCCGCAACGGGGTTGGACAGACGTAAAGACGGCGCAAGACGGGACTGCAGCTATTGTGGCCAATATCGGAAGCAATTCTGCTAAGAATGCTGCGATTTTCTTCCCGCTTCTCAAGCAGCCGAACCCTCTCCATAATAACCTGATAGAAGAGTATGTTCCCTGCGGTGTTGTAGCAGGCATTTTTGCGCGTACCGATACACAGCGTGGAGTGTGGAAGGCACCTGCAGGACTAGATGCGACCCTGGTGGGCGTACCACAACTGAGCGTGAAACTGACTGACCTCGAAAATGGCGAGTTGAATCAACGGGGCATCAACTGCCTGCGTACTTTTCCTGCTGCTGGCCGTGTCGTTTGGGGTTCACGTACACTCCAGGGCAATGATAATCTTTCCTCAGAGTGGAAGTACATCCCCGTGCGCCGCACCGCCCTCTACATCGAAGAAAGTCTCTATCGAGGCACGCAATGGGTTGTCTTTGAGCCGAATGATGAGCCGCTGTGGGCACAGATACGTCTGAACGTGGGAGCGTTCATGCAGAACCTCTTCCGTCAAGGTGCGTTCCAGGGTCAGTCCCCACGAGACGCCTACTTTGTCAAGTGTGACAAGGAGACCACCACCCAGAACGACATCAACCTCGGTATCGTCAATATTGTGGTCGGCTTTGCGCCGCTTAAGCCAGCCGAGTTTGTGGTGATTAAGCTGCAGCAGATTGCTGGTCAGATCGCAGTGTAGGGGCCAGATTGATCGCGCCCTATTAAGGAGAGCAAATACTATGGCAGAGTTCACCGTCAATGCACAACGGTTCGATCCGTACAAGAACTTCAAATTCCGTGTCAAGTGGGATGGGCGTTACGTCGCTGGTATCAGCAAGGTCGGCGCTCTCAAGCGGACTACTGAGGTGGTAAAGCACCGTGAGGGCGGTGATCCGAGCAGCACCCGCAAATCACCTGGGCGCACTGAGTACGATGCCATTATGCTGGAGCGAGGCGTGACCCACGATACCGAGTTTGAAAAGTGGGCGAACAAAGTCTGGGACTTCAAGGCCGGGCTGGGTCTCGAAGTCTCGCTCAAAGATTTTCGCAAGGATATGATTATCGAGGTCTACAACGAGGCTGGTCAGCTGGCTATCGCCTACAAGGTGTATCGCTGCTGGGTCTCAGAGTGGCAGTCTCTGCCTGACCTCGATGCCAATGCAAATGCCGTCGCTATCCAGCACGTCAAGTTGGAGAACGAGGGCTGGGAGCTTGACCTCGAAGTACCTGAGCCGAGTGAGCCGACCTTTACTACTCCAGCGGTCTAAACGACAATGCATGGTCTGTCTGCACAAGAGCTGCTTCTCATTTGGGAAGTGGGGCTACGGCAACACCCGGTTGATCGTGCCTTGACCATCCTGGCGCTGGCACTGCCAGAGGCGCCACGGGCTGAGTTGCTGGCCCTCAGCATCGGCCAGCGCGATGCCCACTTGCTGGCCGTACGTGAGGGAACCTTTGGAGCGCAGCTAGCTGGCTTTGCCGAATGCTTAGCTTGCCAGGAGCGGCTCGAGTTCGTACTTGATGTGGCTGATATTCGTGCCATGCCACAGATTGAGGATGGAACAGGGGGCGCGACGAAGGATGTGACGGAGGGCGCGATAAATCGGGCCCCTACGGATCTGTTGCCTGATTATTTTGTCGGGGAGCAATATCAAGCCCCGACCAATCAGGTATACGAGGTGACGATCGAGGGATATGATTTGCGCTTTTGTTTGCCCAACAGCCTGGACCTTGCGCAGGTTGTGCGTTGTGGAGATGTTACTGCTGCTCGTAATCTGCTGGTGCAGCGCTGTGTGTTGCAGGCATCTCGGGATGATGGAGCAGTTGCGGTGACGGCTCTACCAGAGACGGTGCTGACGACGCTAGCGGAGTCCATGGATCGGTACGATCCACAAGCTGAGGTCCAACTCAACCTTAGTTGCCCAGCTTGCGGCGAGAGTTGGTCAGTGATGTTTGATATTGTATCGTTTTTCTGGAGTGAGATTTGCGTGCAGGCGAAGCGTTTGTTGCGCGAAGTATATACCCTTGCTCGCGCCTATGGGTGGCGCGAAGCTGATATCCTGTCAATGAGTGCTGCCCGCAGGCAGTTGTATCTGGAGATGGTGACCTGATGGCTGACTTTCTGACCAGATTAGCAAGACGAGCGTTGGGTTTGGTACCAACGGTACAACCGATTCTCGCTCCGATGTATGCCCCGGGACAACAGTTTGTGGGGGCAGAGGATGCGCAGGAAATGCCCCTCTTTGAGAGAGGAGCTGCAACGGGGTATCCGCAATCGGAGGTACGAGGACGAGCGATGTCCCTGCAAAATAGGCCAGCGGACGAGCCAGCATTTGGTGATCTAGTTGGGCAGATAATGGATGCGCGAGAGATAACGTCCCCTCTTGTGCAGCAGAGGAGCCAGCCATCCACAACACCGACGCAGATTCCTCATACACCCAGCCGGACGCTTGATGAGCGACCTGCAGCAGATCATTCCCTCTCTTCAGGGCGAGATGAAGTAGCATCTTCAGCAGGCCAGGCACGCAGAACGGCGAGTACTGGGCGACCTGCAGCAGATCACCCTCTCTCGTCAGGGCAAGACGAAGTAGCATCTTCAGCAGGCAAGGTAGGCAGAACGGCGAGTACCAGGAATGCTTCTGTAAGTGGTCTGCACCCAATCCATCCGACAGATGCTACCGTGATCCCACTTGAAGCACGCAGTGCCAGTAGAGCAGCAGAACAGCAGCGAGACTCAAGTCTGCTGCCGAGGATTGCAAGAGGAGTGCTGGAAGCCGCCGAGCTATCCTCTGCAAGTAATTT